ATATCGCCAAGGTCCAGATCGGCGAAGGTCATTTCCTCGGCCTCGATCTGGAAGCGATCGGGCAATGGGTTCAGCCGCGTGATCTGGATCGGCACGTCGACGGCGATGCCACTCTCGTCCTGCATAGGCCAGCCTGCGAGAAGGTAGCCCCCGCCCTGCTCCACCACGAGCCCACCTTCCTGGCGGAACATGGAGAAGCTGAACTTGCGCGGCGGATCACGAAAGCGGCCGATCTGGACGGCGCCGACGCGGGAAGCGGTGTTGGTTTGAAACCGGGCGATCCAGCGAGAGAACACTTCCTTGAAGGCAGGGGCGCCGTAATCCTCAGCGGCCTGGCCAGAACGCAGGAACCGGCTCTCTCGGTAGCTGGTGAACTCGCCAAGCGGGTGCAGAGGGCTCCTGAGCCCATAGTTGACCATCATTTCGGACAGCCGCTTGGTCGGCTGTTCTCGAATGGTCAGTGAGTCCTCGTCCACATTGCTGGGCGTGATTCGCCCCGCCGTGGTGAGGATCTTGCGCAGAGCCTGGAACCTGATCTTCTGGGCGAGGTCGTCCCACCAGATCGCCAGCCCGCATTGCTCGATCAACTCATTGACCAGTTTCCGGACCGCCGTCGGCTCGGCAATGTTGCCGGTGTAGAGACGCCCGATATAGGCGTCGTCCTCATCGTGCCAATCGTCCAAGTCGATATAGGCCGGATCGATGGAGCCATAGACCGTCATCAGGTCATAGATGATGTCAGAGACCTTTTCCTGGTCGTAACGAAGCAAGGTCTGAATCCGATCGCCCTGCTCGTGCGCTGACGCCTCGGTGCCCAGCCGGGCACGGACGATGGTCAGCGTGTCGCCGGAACGCGTGAAGGCAATACTCTCCGCCCCGCCGATGGTGACATAGCCCGTGGCCGGATACTCATCATCGCCGATGCCAGTCGGCTGCAGCGTTGCCGACACGTCGGACTCCGCCAGCGCCACCGTCGCCAGTTCGCCATTGTTCGGCCGGGGAGCCAGCGCGCGGTCATCATCGAGGAACTTCAGGATGTCCTTGGCCGTGAGCGAGTAACGCCCATCCAGCCCCGGTCCATCGAAGCTCTCGATAAAGAAGTGCCGCGTGTCCATATCGGCCAACGCCTGGTCGGCGAAGCCCTGTATCCACCGGATTGGGCGGCCCTGCAGGTATGGCTGGCGGGCGCGGAACTTGCCCCAGTGAGTACCTCGCCGGAATGGGTCATAGCCCCGCTCTGTCGAATACGGGTCATACCCCGGCCCCACATCCGAATGGGGATGGTCGCGGAACGTCACCTTGAGGCTGGACCGAGTGCCCAGCGTCTGCCCCAGCGAGATCTCGCCGGCCGTGAAGCTGATATCTTCGTGGCGCTCGATGTTCGGAATGCACGGGATGGACCGCGGCAGATAATCGCCAACGTCCACCGCGAAGCGCAGCGTCGCCGTCGTCTCGGCATAGTTCGCTATGTCCTGACAGGTGCGACGCGTGTTTGTGCACTTGGTCGCTCCAGTCACACCGATCTCGGCGGTGCACGGAGCCACACCATAGGCGAGCGAGCAGACAGGAACGTCGATCTCGATATACTGGACGCGCTGACGGGTCATTCGACAATGCCGCCGATCTCGAAGGTGATGTTGACCCAGCCGGCCTCGATGAATGTGGGCCTGGGGTCGCTGGTGAGCCACGCATAGCCAGCTTCTTCCGGATGGCTGTCAGGCAGCCCGGAATAGAAGAAAGTGGCCCCACGGCCTTCCCTGACGAACGGGCGAAGGTTCGCGCGATACCAGGTGTCTTCCAGATACTGGAACGCCACCGATGTGTTGAGCTTCTGGCTCAAGACGATGGAGCCCAGAAAGTCCCCGGCCTCGGAGTTGCCGGTTGCGGTGCGCGTCGTGCGCCCATCGATCAGCGGGGTGTGACCAGCAGGGATGCCAATGGGCATCACCAGCATCTGGCCGATATGTACCACCGCGATTTCCGGCGGCGTTGCCAGCGGGGTCAGCTTCAGCCGAACCGCATTGGCCGTCGTCTCCAGAAACCGCACCAGGATCGGCGCGTCATTGGCCACAACAAACCCTTCGATCAACTGCGACCAGTCCCCGCTGTCGAAAAGCTGTATCTCGACTTCGATCACGACGCCTGCCGAGCCCAGGTTGTGCCGGGCAATGCCGAGGTAATCGATGGGGCTCTCTTCGTTGATGGCGAAGGTCACATACTGCACCTCGGTGCTGTCGGACTTCCAAGTCAGGTTCGTGGCCGGGTTGGCCAGGTTGGTGGCGGGGTAGAAGTCGACCTCGCTATCAGCCGATGTACCGGCAACCGTGATCTGGTTTTCCCATCCCAGTACGGGCGACGAGGCGTCGTACTGCGTCGGATTGCTGAGCACCAGCGACGGCGAGAGGATCAGTGGCATCAGGCAACCTTGATGTTCAGGATGCGGCCGTCGGCGGCCCGTTCTTCGATGGCCCGCAGGAAGGCCTCGATGTTCTCGCCGCTATACAGAGCGCCCCTGTCGAGGCCGTGCAGGGTGATATCCATCCGCTCCGGCGGACGCTCGGACTGGGCGCGCTGTGGAGCGTTCTGAACCGACGCCGGGGCCGATGACGATGGGGCATGAACCGACGAACCGCCGCCCGGGCTGGCGCTGAGAATGGTGGCCACCTGTGCAGCACCGGCAACGGCCAGAGCCGCGGCGATGGGAAAGGCGAACATGCCGCCCTGCGCCAAGGCCTTGGTCACACCTTCGGCGGTGTTAATGATGGCGTTGGCCACAGCGAAGGCCTTGTTGCCCTCGAATGCCTGAGCGAGCGCGCCGGATATCTGACCCATGGCGCCCAGCGTGGAGTTCGCCGCCCCGGCCATGGAGCGCATGACCGCGGCATTGTACTGGTCCCAGGAGATGGCGCCGGCCGCCAGCGCTGCATCGAGACTGGCAAGTTCCTCGCGCATGATCTCCCATGGCTCTGGATTGCCCACCGCCAGTTGCACACCGGCCACGATCTGCTCGGCCTCGGCATAGGCCTGGGCCATGGCGTTGATGTCGCCGATCAGTTCCTCGGTGAGGGGACGGCCAGCCTCCTGGGCAGCGCGCATCAATTCCTGAGCGGTCGTGAGGCGCGTGGCCTTCTGCCTCCAGCTTCAGGGCCTCGATGTTTTCGAGGATGGATTCGGTGAGCTTGGCAAATTCATCGGCCTTGCCGCCCCCACCACCTCCGCCTCCGCCGCCGCCCGTAGTTGGCGCCCCAAGTGTGCCGCCCACCTCTCCGAAGCTCGGCATGGAGCCGAGATCGCTGGTCGTGGTGCTCTTGTCCTCGAACATTGCGTCCATGGCCGCGCTTGCAGCTTCCTTCGCTGCCAGTGCAGCGGTGTGGAGCTTCAGGCCTTGGTCCATGGTGCGGATGATCGATTCTTCCCACGCGACCATGCCGGGCAGCGCCACGCCAGTGGCAGCGCTAAGCTGGGCCAGCATGTCGAAGAACCCGCTCTGGATCTTCGACCAGGTCAGCAGGTAGACGGAGCCGATCTCAAGCGCCCAGTATTCCATGCTGTGATACATGGCCTCGCCGCCGGAGACGATGCGCTCCCAGGTATCCATGCCGGACTTCTTGAGACGATCGAATGCCTCGCCGACGCTCCTTGAACCGTCGACCACATTCCAGAGCTGATAGACCAATTCGCCAGCCAGCACGACCAAGGCACCGATGCCGGTGCGGATCATCGCCGCGCGCAGCAGGCCGAGGCCCGCCGTGAGGGTCGCCACGGCGCCGTGCGCTGCGATGAACGAGATCACCCAGGCGCCGGCCATATAGGCACCCATGGCCACGGCCATCGCCAGCATACGCTCGATGGAAATCGTGCCGTCGCCGATGGCATCCGCCACCCAGATGATCGCCTCGGCCACGCGGGAGCTGGCACCGGACATTTCATCGAAGCGCCCAACCGCCCCGAGGATGGAGTTGTTCAGCAGCACGAAGGCATCGCCGATCGTCGCCGGCATGCTGTCGGCTTCCTCGCGCAATGTCTCCAACTGGCTTGTGAGCCCCTCGTAGAGCACATCGCCGGTGAGCTTGCCTTCCATGCCCATCTTGCGAAGCTCAAGCGTCGTGACGCCGAGGCTATCGGCAAGGGCCTGAGCGATGCGCCCGCCCGATCCGATGACGGTATTCAGTTCGTCGCCAGAAAGCTTTCCGAGGGCCATGGCCTTGCCCAAGGCGTTCATGACGGATTCGGCGCGCTCGCCCTTGGTGCCGGAGACGACGAGGGCGTTGTTCATGGCCTCTACGAAATCTAGGGTCTGGCCCGTCGAATACCCCAGGTCGGTCATGGCCCGCGAGTTGCGCAGGAAGCTCTCCGCCGTCAGCTCAAGGCTGGAATAGGTGCGCCGGGCCATCTGGTCCAAACGCTCCATCGTAGCAGCGCCGCGGCCGATGGAACCGGTGGCGATCTCGATGCGGCTGTTCAGGTCCGTCCAGGTATTGGTGTACTGGATCAGCTTGCTGACGCTGAACACAGCGCCGAGCAGCCCTGCAGCCTTCATCAGCAGGGCTGTGGCGGTCTCTGCCTTCTTGGCCTGGCCCTCGAAAGCACGCAGGTCCTCGGTGGTCGCCTTGATGCCCTTCTCATAGATTTCGACGCCAAGGCGGGCCAGATCGGTCATGACGTGCTTTCCTGCTTTGGCCTGCGTTTGACGACGCGACGATCTTTGGCGATGCCCCGGACGATCTGCTTGGCCTCTGCGGCGGCAGCGGAGCCCGATGGCGGCGTTTCGTGGGTGGATTGGTGCACAGGGGCCGGGCGGCCCTTCCCGCCCGCTGGCGCCAACGCAATGGAGTCAAGCTGACGGATCAGCCCCAACTCCCAAGGCGTCATCACCACCTGGTTCAGGCGGCAATAGGCGTCGATCTCGGTGAAGCTGATGGGATTGGCCGCCATGCCCGAGGACCGGGCGGCGTGAAGCTCGGTGAACCATGTCCAGACATGCGCCGTATCGAGCGGCACGTCTGGGGGGTCCTCTCCGGTCTTGAGAGGGCGGAAGGCCGACCTCGCGAACGAAATCAGGTCGTCGGCGAGGTCTTCAAGAAATTTGCGCGGTCGGCAATGGCCTCGTCGAGCTGCTCACGAAGCCATGGCAGACGGGTCAGCAGCTCCTTGGCATTGGCCTTCGAGAATTCCAGCACCTTGCCGTCTAGCTCGACATGCTGCCAGCCCGTGATGCAGGCCGCGATGGTGTCAATGGATTCCGCCTCGATCTCTTCGGCAGTGACCTTGGCCTTCTTGCCGGCGCTCAGGCGACGATTAATGATGGCGCGATGCCGGGCGCGGAACTGCTCGCTGTCCATGCCAACGATGCTGATGGTGATGGGGGCGCCGGTATCGGACAGCAGCCGTTCGGCCGTCGTGGGATGGCGCAGGGGAACCGGAACGCTATCGGGCGTCGGCTCAAGGGTGGAGAGGTCCATGGGTCTTGTCCTTTGTCGGAAGGTGGTGCGGGGATGCACCGACATGCACCCCCGCGGTCACGCGTGACGTCTCGTCCAGATGTCGGGCCGGGTCTGGATTACGGCGAGGCGATCGTCAGGGTGTAGGCGGCGCTGCCGCTGTTGCCGTAGGCGTCGGTTGCCGTGATGGTGAAGCTGTAGGAGCCAGCGGCCGAAGGCGTGCCGGAGAGGACGCCCGTCGTGGCGTTGAGGGTGACACCTGCCGGCAGCGCCCCAGCCGTAACAGCGAAGGTGGGCGGTCCGATCTCGTCGGTGACCGAGATGGTGGTGGTGTAGGCCACAGCCTGCGTTCCACCGGTCAGAGCGCCAGCAGCCGGGCTCATGGTCAGGGTGGCGAAGGTATCGCTGTCCACCGTGATCACCGGGCTATTGATGCCCAGGGCAAAGGTTCGCCGCATCACATTGTCAGCGACGCCGTTCTGCTTGCGGGCCGACATGACCAGGGCGCGGAAATAGTCCACGCTGTCGGTGCTGCTCGCGTCGGCAGCATCCTCATAGACGATCTTGAAGTTGTAGTTGAACTTCGTCTTTTCAGCCGCGCGCAGGGCGTTCTGGCCCGCATCAGCGGGATCAGCGCCGGTCACGACCGTCATGGTGCCGGCATCGCGGGCGCCCTTGAGGTGCCGGACACGATTGGCCCCGAGAGCGTTGAACGTGACGTCGGCCGACTGGTCGCCGATCTCGCCCAGGTCTTCGATTTCGCCGACCTTGACCCAGCCGGTGAGCGCCTCGAATGCGTCGAGCGCGGACTGGTCGGTGGTGAAGTCGATTGCGGTGGTGCCGCTGATATAGAGGCCGGAGCCTCCCGTCGTGTTGATCGTCATCTTCGGGTCCTTTCAGGACATGAAAAAACCCGCTTGCGGCGGGCTGGGGGAATTGTCGGCTATGCCGTGGCGGCTACTTCTTGGCCTTGGCCGGCTGGGCCAGGACCGGGATGGCGCCGACGGTGGTGAACGCCTCCACCGGGACGCCTTTGGCCTCATAGGCGGCGCGGATGTCGGGGTAATCGCCGGCCACAAAGACCTTGGCGGCATTGGCACTCGCCTCGGTGAAGAAGCGAGGATTGAGCACGCGGATATCGGGGCGATATGCGGCACCCTGCACCTTGGTGCGGGAATAGATCAGGTTCATGGCTGGCTCCTAGGTGAACGCCCGGTATTCGATGCTGACCGGGATCTGCAGTTCTGTGTTCGTGACCAACGCGGATGCAATGTTGGCCCGCTTGGTGATCTTGACCTGGACGCCGCCGCTGTGAAGCCGCAGGCCCGCCGGGAAATGGCTGGCCACGAGCCCGGCAAGCTCTCTGGCCGCAGCCTCTCCGCTGTTGAGCGGGGCGCAGACCATGATTTGCAGGATGCCCTGGTGGCGATGCGGATCAGCATTGCCGACGAACAGTCGGTCGGTGCTGTTCGGCAGGTGCGAGACCCGAAGGTATTTCTTGTTGGACGGCGGCGTGAAGTTGACGTTCGGCCATGCCACGGGATGCGCGGGGCTCAGCACCAGCGATGCGGCGCGCGCGAATAGCGCCGCCTGAATGCTGGCTTCAACCGTTGCCATGCGCTAAAACTCCGGTATGTCCGACGATCCGCCCCTGACCGATGATCAGGTTTTCGAGTTGCTTCATGCCGCGCTGCTGAGTTTCAGCCATCGCACAGTCGCGACACCTGACGGCCAGGCCATCCTCTCGATCGCCATCAAGCAGATGGAGATTTTGCAGCGGGCTCTGATCGTCTTGAAGGAAGGCGACGGCTCTACAGCCGAGCATCCACCCGCGATTTGATCAGTTCCGCGCTCTGGCGCACGATTTCGGGCCAGCGCTGCGCGGTCAGGCGCACGAAGCCATCCTCGTATTCCCGCGGGCGGGCATAGCTGGCCGTGAAGCCCAGATAGATCGTCTGCCCGACATCGGCGCCGGCAATGACCAGCGTGACGGCCGGATCAGGCGCGAAGCTGTTGTCAGGGGCATCGTCTGACGGCTTGGCCATCGGATTGATGCTGGGCATCTGGCTGGTCGATGCCATCAGGGACGCCCGCAGGAACCCCGTCTTGACCCGCATATGGCCGCCATCAGCCCGGGTGCGCTTCACCTGCTCGGCGACTTCCTGAGCGCTCTGGCGGAACACTGCCGTCATTCGGCCCTGTGTCTGTCGCGCCCACTTCCCGATATCTGCCGAGAAGGTGGTAGCCATCAGGTCACGCCCCACGAGAAATCGATGCGGTAGTCGTCATCGCAGCGGCAGCCGATCACCTCGTCAGCGCCGGCCCCGAGCCCGGTATCGCCGGGATAGCGCATCATGGCGCCTGATGGCGACAGGAACGGCGTCTCCAGGCCATTGACCACCTGCCCATTCATGGCCGCGTGGGTGTGCCTGACCTTGTTGTCTCCGGCAGAGCGCCAGACCCGCGTTACCGCCTCGGGCGGGTAGTTCGTCTTATCCAGCCCCTGGCGGAAGCCTTCATGCTTGGCGGCATGGATGCTGGTCAGCGTTTCGGTCCGAGCCAGCATCTGGCCGCGCAACTCGAGCAAGCGATCTGAGTAACGCCCGACGATCCGATCAATGGTGGCGGCATCGAGCTTGCCGCCTTCGATGGCCTTCATTACCGCCCGATCGAAGCGCTTGTCGCGACGTGACCGCGCCAGATAGCTCCGGAGGCTCGTAGGATCGCCTGCCAATAGCTCTGCACGGGCGGAAGCCACATAATCGGCCTGTGGCCCGCTCAACCCTATTAAGCCGCCCTCACGCCTTCCTGTGGCGCGGCTCAATCGGCCCACCACGTCGAGCGCGGTGCGGTTCGGGTTCTGGCCAGCCTGCAGGCCGGCTTGCAGCACGGACTGGATGCTCGATCGCTGTTCCTCAATGACGCGAGTGACCAAGTTCGAGCTGTGCGCCCGCAGCCATTCCTCGGCGCGGACGTTGCGAGCATCGAAGCGCACCACGATCCGGGCACCGGCCCTGTCCCGCAGCGTTGGCATATTCCCGGTCATCGCCGTGCCGCCGGCATTGTAGGCCTGCGCAATGGCGTTCTCGACGCGGCTGAAGGCCCCGCGATCAAGGTTTAGCGCATCGAGCGCACCCGCGATATCGCCTCGCTCCAGGCGCTCCACCAGCAGCTTCAGCGTGATCTGCGAACGAATGTCCGCGATGCTTGCCATGAAGGCCGCTTGGATCAGCGGCGCATGCTCATCGAGCAGCGCGTCGATCTTGCGGCGCAGGTCGTACGGCTTGGCCATCAGGTCGCAAGCTCCAACTCATACAGCACAGCGATCCCGGCCGGAGCGAGGGGCCGCACGGCGATGATCTCATGCCATGGGTGGGTGGCATCGTCCGCCTCATCAACGAACGTCAGCGCCACGCCCTCGGCAATGGTGTCGTCATCCGTCGGCGCAATGCCCGCGGCGCCCGATATCGTGATGGTGCGCTTGGTCTGGCCAATCAGCGTGCCGTTGATGTCCCGCAGTTCCTTGTCGAACACCACGACGCGGACGGTCGTATAGGTGATGGTCGGATCAACCGGGATCCACGGCTCGGCTGGATCAGGTGTGCCTGGTACGACGCGCCGAATGGTGGCCGGATAGCCGTCCGGCTGTGAGGTGTCGCCGATCGACCTGATGGCCGTCTCGACTTCCGCGGCGATCGCGTTCCAATCCTCGCTCACAGGCACGAGCTCCTGCCGATGGACTGCAGCATGAAGCCGTTGGCATCAGCGTCGGTGATATAGGGCCAGAACAGGGCATCGATGAGCGACGATGACGGAAAGGCCGAGTAGACGCCGCTGGTCTTGCCAGTGACGGTCCACTTGATGCCCTTGACCTCGGTCAGAACCTTCTGCTCGGCCTCGGTATAGGTCTTGGAGAAGAACCCGGGCGTCGCCAGTTCGAACGAGGCTGCGATATAGGCGGCTTCCTCGACCAGGGGCAGATCGGAGCCGGTGGGCGTGAAGTCGACGCCATAGCCGGGCAGCAGGTTCGGCACGTATCGCAGGCGGACCATGTCCGAGGCGCGCATCAGGGCCTGCCCGATATCGCCAGAGGCCAGCACAAGGCCCCTCGCCTCTGCATATGCCTCAAAGCCGGCTTCAGTGCCGTATGCCATGTCAGCGCGCCCTCACTGGTAGTTTTTCGGTCTTGTCGTCCTCTTCACCGTTTGAGAAGACGACATGGTTTGTCACGAGGTAGTTTTGCCCAAGCACGCCAGCGCCAATCCTGACGATTGTCCGCACTGCTGGATCAGCGATGCCAGCCTGAACCTTTTCAAGCTCAGCGTCTTCAGCCCATGCCGTGCCGTTGAGCAACCACGTCGAAGTGACAATAGTCGCCCCCGCCGGCATGTCAGCCGTCCAGTCAATGCCGTAGTCACGGATCGCGTCCGGGTCTTTCGGTCCCCATACGGCCATCTTGGTCCCCTCTATGCGATGCGGTTTACGGCTGACGGGGATGCCATCCGGCTGGTCCTCCCCGTCTCAGCATCTCTGTTGGTATTGGCTGCCGAGGCTTCGCGGTTGACGGTACTGGCTATCGCCGTTCGGTCGATCCGGTCTGCATTTCCCGTCCGATTCCGTGCGGCCACGACCACAAACTGATCTTCGGCAGTAGGGAACGCGAGCATCCCGCGCGCCAGTAGACCGGCAGAAGCCCCAGAAAGCCCGTAAGCCCCTGCCCCAGCCGCAACCAGCCGAGTGACAAGAAACCCCGTCTGTGAGCCGCCCAGCGAATAGGCGCCGGAGCCAGCCTCGACACTCGACGCCACGAATATCGCAGCATCGGTCCCGTCCAGCGCGTAGGTGCCTGCATTGGCCGCAACCAGTCGGGTGAGCAGTACACCGGAGGCCTGCCCCGAGAGGGCGTAGCCCCCAGCATCGGCCCCGACGAGATAAGCGCCGACAGGCTGATAGATGAGGGCAGCGTCGACACCCCCGATGTCATAGCCGCCGGCTGCGGCCTCCACGCGGTGCGCCTGCACTAGAGATACGCCCGCGCCAGTCACACCATAGGCGCCAGCCGATGCCTGCACGGTTCGGCCAAGCAGTGCTTGCGCAGCGCTGCCCGAAAGACTGTAGGCGCCACCCGCCGCGGCGACCAGGCGACCCACCACCGTAGTGGCTGGCTGCCCCGACATGGCATAGCTGCCCGCATCGGCTTCGATCGACAGCTGCCCGATCAGCGTCAGCGTGGCCGGCTGGCCCTCAATGCTGTAGGCGCCCGCCTCTGCCGAGACCCGATTGGCATGCAGCAGCGAGGCAGGAGCCCCGGCAATGGCGTAGGCAGCGGACGCCGCTGCGAGCAGTCGCGAGCGGAGCGCCCCGGCGGATTGCCCGGTGACGGCATACCCGCCAGATGCGGCAGCAACTTCCCGCCCCCTCAAAGCGCCAGCGTTAGCCCCAGACAGGGCGTAGGCACCTGCCGTGGCCGACACCAGCCGCCCGACTAGCACGCCAGCAGGCGAGCCGGAGACGGCATAGGAGCCAGCATCAGCGACTGCACGACGGGCGACCTTGAGCGCGGCAGCCGTGCCTGCGACTGCATAGGATCCTGCCCCGGCCGAGACCGACTTGGCGGAAGATGGCGCTTCGATCGAGATAGTGAGCAGCGCTTGAGTAGCACTGGTCAGCGTGCCCGTCGTATTGCCGATGGCGCCGGCTGTCGCCTTCTCGCCAGTGACGATGACGAGGCCGCCGCCGCCATTCGACGTGATGCCGTTGTCGAACTGCTCCGCCAGGTTGGCGAGGTTGGCATTGGTCTGGCCCGAGAACCGGGCGCCCGTCGCGTCCCGGCCATCGGCCAGAGCGTGAAGGATCATGCGATCCGCGCCGGGCGTTGTCAGATCAGGCCAAGAGACCGATCCCGAGGCAGCATTTACGACAGCAGAGGCAAAAGCCGCATCAACCGTACAGGTGCCGCCATTTGGGTTCCGAAACCCGATGATGACGGCGTATGTATGGTCGCCAGAGTCAGGGACCGTAGGCGCAGCGTCACCGCTTTGCGCGTTCCGGATAAAGACCGAGACCTTGTTATCGCCGGTCGGGATCGCAGCGGCAAAGAATGTGAAGCCAGAGACGCTGACCTGAGTTTCGGCCCGCTTGGTGTTCGTGATCAGGGCATGGCAATCGTCCGGTGCCCAGCCGCTCGGAAGCCCTGGGGCGACCGATCCCGTGCCGCCGGCAGGCGTTCCGACCCCGACGATGGTTGGCAGGGCCATGTCTCAACCGCCCTCAGTTTGCGAGATGTTCGTCTAGTGCGCCACCCAAAATGGGCGGAGGCCACTGCCGAGCATGAAACGACGATGCTGCCGGCCGCAGGTGCAGCGAAAAATGTAGATGTCGGGCTGACCGGTCTCGCGTTCAGCCTCGTTTGAAAACCACGCCTCTATGGTGTGGTGTTCCGGGTGTCGGCAACAGGCCGCGATCTTCTGGTTCTGCTCGAGGTCTTCTATGAACCTGGACGGTATAAGGCTGCCGAGCTTAGGAACGGAGATCGGAGCGCATGCGAGAACATGCATGGCTACTTCCCTGCCTGCGCTTTGACCACAATGCCCTGCGGAGGCTCGGCGATCTCGGCATCATGCCTGGTGCCCACCAGGGCGGACCCATCAGGCAGACGCCCAACCGGCACGCCCGAGGCGCACAGGACGTAGAGGGCAGCAACATATTCTTTCTGCCCACCAGGTGCCTCAACGGGCGCCTGAATGTCCCACTTGGTGGTGACCGGCCAGCTGTCGACGGTACGGTGAGCGTCGAACGCTGCATTGACGCGGGAAACGAGCACGTCGCGCCCTTCAGAAGTTCTCATGGTGGACTCTCCTAGGCCAGGGTGAAGACGGAAGCGCCGAAGTCGAGGGTCAGCGTCTCGCCGTTACCGAGCGTGAAGTTGGCGCCGTAGTCCCACGAGTTCATTAGACGATCGGTCGTGCTGGTATCATCGTGGAGCGAGATGTAGCGGCCGGGCTGCCAGTCGCCGGCCGTAGCCGTCCAAACCACATCAACGGCCGTCATGGTGACAGTGCCACCGGTGCGGGTGGCATCGTTCTGGATATCCTCACCTCCGGCGGTGTACCCGGTGCCGGTGATCTGCGTGAGGTCGGCGAGCTCATCGTCCGTTGCCACGGTCGGCGCGTCGGAATGGATGACCGCCTTGACCGTATCGGTGGTGCCGAAGAGGTCGAAGAGTTTATCCATGAGCCCCTGCACAAAGGGCTCGTATTTGACGTAAGTGGCCATCAGGGCGCTCCTTGGCAGAGGTTGGGTGGAGCGCGGCTAAACCGCGCCCCGTCGATTACTGAGCCTTGGCAGCTTCGTCGGCCAGCTGCAGGGCAGCGATCACGTCGGCCTTGTTCTTGGCTTCCTTGACGTCGACGCCGCGATCCTCGGCGAGTTTGTCGAGTTCGGCACGGCTCATATCGTCGTAGCCCTTGGACTTGTCGCCCGCCGGGTTGATGATGCCGACCTTGCCGACCATGCTGGCCGGTACGGTGTCGCCCTTGATCTCGAACACAGTGCCGACAGGCACCAGCTTGCCATCCTGACGGAGGCCCTTCTGATTTACTTCTAGTTTCATGGTGGTGATCCTTGCTTTCGGGATGAACTCGGCAGGCCAGTTGCCTGGCCCGCCTTAGAGCTCGCCTGCGCTATGCCTTGGTGACGTGCGCGATGCCGGCGTTGTCGGCCGCATCGAACTTCACTTCCAGGGCAGCAGCGGCCATGGTCACGAAGTTGTAGTCGTCCTCGGGATTGGCGCGGAACTGGGCCCGGGTGGTCATCGGCAGACCGCTGAGCACCTGCAGCACACGGCGGTTCTTGATGACGCCGATCAGTTCGTTGGCCGGGACGTCCGAAGCCGGCACCACGTTGGCCACGCCCATTTCCTGCACGCGCTGGGCAATGCTCTTGTTGGGATAGGCTGTCGAGAAGTCGGTCTCGCGGGCATACTTCCAGTCGGCGATGTTCACGTAGACCGTGGGCTCGACAAAGAAGTTGGCGCCGTACAGCGCAGCCGTAAGTTTGGCGAAGGCGGTGACCCAGTTGGCGCCGGAAGCGCCGTTCAGGTCGAAGCCATGCGTGTCGGTGTTGCGCTTAGGGTGGTTGCGCAGGCCGTAGAGCTGCGAACCGCCGACCACCACCTTGGCATCACCGTTGAGGGTGATGTCTTCGAGCTTCTTGGCCACCTTGAACATGGCGTTCGCGCGACCGGCGCCGTCGAGCTGGAAGCCTTCGGTACGAGCGGCTTCCATCTGACGCCAGCCGAAGCTAAACGTGCTGTCGATGATCGGCAGCGGGGTGCCATGGTACGCAAAGACCGGCTGGTCGGTGCGGGCCTTGGAGCGACCGTCGAGCGAGACGTTGATCTCGCCGCTGTCGCTAATGGTCTGGAAGTGGTGGACCAGTTTGCCGATGGGCATGGGCTGGGAAACCGACGCAGAAAGGTCATTGAAGACCGACAGCACCTCGCGCTGGATCTCGACACCCTCGCGGTCCCAGATACCCCACACATCCTTGGGGACGGGCAGAGCGTTGCCAAGCATGGTGGAGCCGTGAAGCTCGGCCATCTGGGCCTGGCGGGCGTTGAAGTCCCGGCGATTGGCCAAGACGAACGCCTGCTGTTCAGCAGTAAAACGCAGCATGTGGGTTCTCCTTATGCCGGGACGGTGTAGGTGTTGGCGATGATGACATCGACCAGGTCACCAGCGGACTTGGCGCCGGGCGTGTCGCTAAAGAAAGCGACGACCGGCGTTGCGGCGGTGGCGGCGGTCAGCCGGCCAGATGCACCGATGGTGAGCGGGGCATCCTTGGCATAGGTCGCTGCGGCCACGCGGGCCTGGACGACCATGCCGGGCTCCAGGTGCAGGGCGAGTCCGGTGTCACCAGAGGTGTAGGCCGTGGCGACGTCCTGGTCCTTGAACTCGAGGTTCATCAGGAGCATCGGGAGCTTGGCCAGAGCCGTGGTGATCTGCGCCAGCTGGGTTGCGGTCTCTTCCACGAAGGTGCCGGGCAGATATGCCCCGGCCACCGGCTTGGAGATGGTGCGGGGCTGCCAGCCAGTGCCGACAGGACCGCGGATGATACGATTGCCAGCCATTTACTTGGCCTCCATGCCTGCGTTGAGGTCGATGCCGGCGAACTCGTCGTTGTCGGCATTGGTGATCGCGGCGGCGCCGTTGAGGCCAGCGGCCTTGCCCGGCTTGGCCTTGGGCGCGAGAGCGCGGGCGGCGTTGAGCGTCAGTTCCTTGGCAGCAGCCTCAGGCATGAGGTTCGCCTTGACGATGGTGTTGACCAGGCCGGCCAGTTCCTCGTCGTCCTTGGCCTTCTGAGCGTTCTGCAGCTCAGTCAGGTTGTCGGTGAGGGGCTTCACTGCCGCGCCAACGGCATTGCCGACGGCCGTGGCGATCGTGTCGCCGATCTGGGCCATGCTGTCCGAGAGGGTGTTCACCTTCGCGGAAAGCTCGTCGAACTGTTCTTTCGAGACAGTCATGTCTGCTTCCTTTGCATTGAGAGAGGGTTCCCGCCCGGTGCCGATGGCATCGATGATCGCGGACTTCACTTTCCCCCAGACGGTCAGGCTTTCCTTGCGCCGGAGGGCTTCAACCAGGCGGGAACCCGCCCAATCGATCTCTTGGTCGGCATCACTCAGAACGGAGTTGATGACCTCGATTTCTTCGTCTTCGCCGGCTGCATTCACCAGCATGCCGACGCCCTGCTCAGGGGTGGCAGCGCCTTCCTCGTTCAGGAGGATGGCGTCGTGGTCGAAGATGATGCTGCGGGCGAGATGCTTGTGATCCGTCGCGCCATTGACGGCCTCCAGCTTGGCCACGAGGCCCGTGGAGGTGTGGACCGGGCCGCCGGCTTCGATGGCCGCCAGAACGTCCTTGCCGCCCTGTGTGCGGTTGGCGACTTCGACGTCGATTACCTTATCGAGCCAGACCCGGCCGTTCTCGCGCCGAACGTTTTCGTTCCAGGCGCCGATGTACCCGACGTTGATGCCCTCGGGATCGCGGGCCGAGACGAACTTGCCGTTGATGATCGGATGGCCAAGCGGGGCCGGCGAGCGGTTCAGCGTCATGAAAGACGCCTCGATCTCGGCCGCGGGATACTTGATGCCGTTCATCACGACGTCGTCGGGCAGCGTGGCGCTGGGCACGATCACGAGGTCGCGGCCATTGCGCTTCACTTTGCGCACGGCAGCCGCGTTCATGACCGAACGCACGTTGATGCGAACGGTTTTCGACATGGGTGTCTCCCGATGTGGGTTACTTGGTTGGCGGGGGCGCCAAAGGCTGTTTGCCGGGGCTGGGGAGCCCAAGGGCGGCGGCTTCGTCTTCTTCCGAGCTATCGTCCAACTTCGCCTCTTCGGGCGTCAGCGGCTCGTAATCCACGGCGGCGCGGATTTCCTCGTGCGTGAACACGATCTCGCCCGAGTCCTTCATCTTCTGATTGGCGTCTGCCATCTTCACGGCCCGATCGATCTTCTCGCCCATCGAGGACTCGGTCAGGTCGGTCCAGTCGAGGTGCCAGTCCTTCTCGGCAAGGATGCCGAAGCGCTCCAGCCGGCGAACCAGCGCCATGGTGTTGGGAATGACCGACCCGGTGCGCCGGGACATGTTGGTCTGGTTCCACTCGTTGGCGTCTTCGGTGCTGGCCCGTTCCCCGCTCTGCGACCCGACGAGGATCTTCAGCGGGATAGGGATCGATGCAGCGAAGGCCTGCAGCGGAGCGGCCCAGAAGTGCTCTGGGCTCGGCAAGGTGATGCCCAGCGTCTTTGCCTGCATGCCCTGGATCATCAGCAGCTGGTCAAAACCCTTCTGCCAGTCCTCGACCTGCTCGCTCATCTTGTCGGCGAGTTCGGCCTGGGAGACGCCCATGGCCTTAGCCATGTCGGCCGTCTTGGCCTCCTTGTCGACCTCGAACACCGGGGCGGACTTGGCGTTCTTCCAGAACCCCTCCCCGCCCGCGCCGCTGATCTTCTCCAGCGTCATCAGGTCGTTGTAGCCCGGCTCCAGTAGCGAACTGCCATGCACCGTGCCATCC